CTCTCATCGTTGTGTTAGGGTCCCTTCGGGGGGCGACATTTGTTCCAGTGATCAATTTGGGGTCTGCTGTCAACAGATTTCAAGATCACCCCCGCACCCACCCTGCGTCGCGGTAGCCGTATCGCAAGTCTAGCTTGAACGATTCGGGCTCCGCTATCACTCGGGGCGCGCACCGTACGAGAGATCCGTCTCGCACGCCGTCTACCATTTTGTACTGGTTAGGTTCCAGTGTCTTTCATTCGCGTAGGTAGCTTTTATCTCTGCATTTCTTGGCGAAACCCTACGTCCCTGGCGTGCTTGCGCACCCAGGGACTATGGATTTGTCGACTTGTCTGTCGGATTTGAAATCTTTTCTGATTAGATGCCCAACTGCGTCAATGTCATGTAGGTCGGGTCGTCCTCACTTTGTGTTATCTTGCCCGTAGGGGCTGTGCCGAAAATGGTGTTGTACTTGTACTGCGGCCACACCCAGTCGCCGTCCTCGGTCTCTATGATCGCGGAAGACGTCAGGGTGTCGTACTGTGAAGCAGTCACACCTGCATCAGCCTTTCGAGTGGCACGAGTGCAGTCAAAGGTGATGGTCTGAGCCGTAGAGGGTCGATAACCCGCGATAGCGAGCACCTCCTCAAGAATGACATTCGTTGCCAACGAGGAACCAGCAAAGATCGTGGTAGCCACCTCAAGAAGCCACTTGCCCTTGGGTAGGACGAAAACTTGATTGGCGGCGTCGAAGTACTGGGCCATGTTGCGCATGATCATCTTCCCAGCTGTAGTCTCAGCGAACTGTTTAATGTTCGCAGCGAGCGCTGGGAGTGGGGTCGGCACGCTTTGGATGAGCCTCAGAAACACGTTCTCCACTGCCGTGGTCACCGGGCCTGTATTATAGACGCGGGACAGCACAGGCAGCAAGCCAGGCGGCTGGGTGATGCGCGCGGCGGGAGTGCCGTTGACAACCAAACGCTTCTCGCTGTTGGGGATCGACAGCTTGACGCGGTAGCGCACGAGCAGAGACCCTACGGTCTTTGCTGCGAGCGCAGGCAGCGTGTGCTGGTACCCCTCGCTGGCGAACCATAAGGTGCCGCTGTCGATGAGTCGCAAGTCGCTGCCCTGCGCGTCTTCGCCGTTGGACACGTAGTATCCATGCCCTCCGTTGGCCACGAAGTTATTCAGTGCGGCCGGTGGAGCTGTGCAGCTCAAATCGGACCACACGACGTCTGTCGTGGCTCGCGGAGCCACCATCAGCTCTTGGCTGTTGGCGGGGCGCGGGTCGCTGGGGTCTGTGTCAATGACCATCAAGATGACGCCTTCCTTAGTGGCTGGCTCACGGCTGATGAAGATGAATTCGAGGGCTTCGAACTTGTAGTACTCGTACCCCTCCGCCACGACCGAGAGCCACGGGAAAGTGGCTCGGTCGCCGGCGTTGATTCGGTAACTCTTCGTCTGGAAAAGCTCTCCAAGCGTGAAGGCGTCGCAATTGATTGTTGCGTCGCCGACGAACTCGCAGTTGGAGATAGTCTCTCCAGCTGCATGGTACCCTCGCTTGGGAACACCAGACACCAGCCGTGCATGGCGAGCCAGAGGCGTGCCTCCACGCTGTCCGATGCCCGACGGGGCTGGGCCTCGTTGGGTCGGATAGAGGGGCTGCTTTGCTCGCTTGCCATTCTTCTTGGTCTGGGTCTTCTTGACCTTGGTCATTGTTGGTTTGCCTAGTTCCTCCATACTAGGCATTTAGAGAGTCGGGCCTGAGGCCGCCCACCCCGACTCATAAATGGTCGTGATGTCACTCAGCCTGGTCGGGCTGTGGCGGTTGTCCTCCAGGTACTGGCGCAGTATTTGGTCCTTGTCCTGGCAGGTCGAGTTGAGCAGCCGATACAGTGACTTGCTAGAGTCGATCGGATAGATCTTCCCTGGTTTTATCACCTGGCTGCAAAATTCTAATGTGCCGTTGCAAGGAGCGTACTCGCGTAGGGTCTTACCCAACGCCGCGTATCTCTCCACTGCGTTTTCCACGAAGTCCTCATTGGCGTCGTCGCCCATGGCTTGAACAACAGAGGCTCCAACCCACCACGCGCCTTTCACGCGTATCTTTGAGTTGTCTGAGCTTGTGTTGTAGCCGCCAGAGACTTGCCCTCCGTAAATCGTTTGCGCCAACAACGTGCCGTCGGATAGCACGTACACACACCGGGATAGGACGTAGGCCATGTTGCGCATAATCTTGTGGTAGAGTGTTCCTCTTCCAGTCGATGTGTCTGCGCGGCTGTCGGCCGCTCCTAACAGTTCCCACTCCTGGACCGCTGTGTCCCATCCTTTTATATCGGACACCATCAAGGTGCCGTTTCGAAGGCATTTGAGCACGGGGGCTAGTATGTGGTCTGAATCGTCGTCCGAGAAACCAATTCCAGGCTTGCTGGGTATGGTCCTCCAGAGTTTGATTTCCAGGTCGTTTTGTGTGTGGCTCATGACCCTAGTAACAGTTTGGTCGACTAAGGAGACTTGGCAGACTGTGCGATAGTTGCCGTCCTCGGTTTTCCTCTCCGGGTTGGGCTCCTGTTTTATACTCACAGCCACCGGATCCGCCAACCCACGCTCCACCATCTGTTGTGGTGTCATGTCGCTGCAATCCATGGTAGCCAGCTTGTAAAGGCGGGCTACCACGGTGCGAACGATTGCGACGTGGGCTGCTGTTAGGGCTTGTTCGTTATTAGCGAATTGGGCCCGTAGCGGGAATCCTGGTGTCTTCGATAGCGACACTCTGTTGATGGCTTCGTACACGTGGGCTGTAATAGCGTCAGTGTCACCAAGCAACATCATGTTCAGGTCATGGTTCAACTGGTCGAGGTTTATGCGGGGGTAATGGGTTTTCACCAATCCCGCAGTCTTCCTGTCGTAGTCGTGTGGTTCGGGTACCACGTTCAGTTTCATGGTATTGATCCTCAAGGAGATGCGCTCTGCGAGCGCGTTCCTCTCTGGGTACATCCAATTGGCTAAACGTGGGTCAATGGCGACTGCGGCGTCGGAGGCAGCCGTTGTTCGCTTTCGCTTACTCTGGTGCTTTCCCTTGCCGTAGCCAATGAGGCGGAGCGTGGAGTCATTAATTCCATGATACTCCACTACTGGTTCACACCAGCAGATTTGCCCCCGTTCTGTGTGGAAGCGGAGGCTCGCATCCACTTGCTCTTGGAAAAGGTCTGCAGGAAATCTTTGTCCGCCTTGGCCGTCTGGGTAGAACCCGTCATCTCCTGACGGAGTTTGACGAATATCTTCCATGACCGGTTCGACGGTTTCTCTGCTTTCTTTCGCTCCTCGATGAGCTTGTGCATGCGCTGCTTTGGTGTCTGCGAGCCAGCCGCCGACTCTCGGATCCGAAAATCCTGACGTGATTCCTTCTTTCCGTCGAAGAAACCTGACGCGACGCTCTCCAGGTCGCTGTCCTCGCAGGGATCTGCGGGATTTGACTTGGGTCCGACCGA